ATGGATAGCGAGTTTGCAGCGTTCTTTGAACACTTTGCAACACATAACGCAGTCTATCTTGTCACGGGAAGTGATAGAGAAAAGACTCTTGAGCAGATACCCAAAAGTATATACAGCCTATGTATGAGAGTATATCAATGTTCAGGCAATGATGTTTGGGAACAGGACAGGCGTATACACAGTGGCATACTAGAACTTCCAAAAGAAATACACGATACGTTTGACTATTGGATCAAAGCAAGTCAATTTGATCATAAGCAAGGTAACCACATTGATCAAAGAGCGGGGTTAGTAAACTTTAGTATACTTGGTAGACCGGCATCTGATTTAGATCGTAAGGCATATATTTCTTGGGATGAGGTGACAGATGAACGTAAGACTATAGCTTGGTGCCTTGATGATGCGTTTGGGGATAAATTTAATTTTCAAATCGCAGGAGAGACAGGAATAGACATAACAGCAAAGGGTGCAGGTAAAGAACAGGTATTGACAGACTTTGACGAATCTGATAATATAATCTTTATAGGTGATAAGTGTGAAAAAGGTGGTAATGATCACGGACTAGTGCAAGCACTTATGGCACGTAATGATGGTGGCACACCACATGATGGTGGCAACTCTTTTGCTTACGGTCCTAGTAAGTTTTATAATGTAGATAGTTGGGAAGATACTTGGGAAATACTGAAAAGAATATCGTAGGGTTCACAGCCTCTGCTTTTGATCTACTGCATGCAGGTCATATAACAATGTTACGTGAAGCCAAAGAACATTGTGACTACCTGATCTGTGGATTGCAGATTGACCCTAGTGTAGATCGTGCTGATAAGAACAAACCAATTCAATCAATAGTTGAAAGATATGTACAGCTATTAGCAGTCAAGTATGTGGATGAGATTATTCCATATTACTATGAAAAGGACTTGACAGACATAATCAAAACGTATAGTATAGACGTTAGAATATTAGGTGAAGAATACAAAGATGTAGATTTTACAGGGCGAGAACTGTGTGATCGCCTTGGTATTCGTTTGCATTTTAACAAGAGAAATCACGATTTTTCTTCAAGTGAGTTACGAAAACGTATGAAAGGCGATATAAATAATGAGCGATAAGCCGACTATAGATTATAAGTTCAATGAGTTGCGGTCTATCAAAGAGTTGAAAGACTATGTTGACTCAACTTACGATCAGCATTACTCTAAGAATAAGTTTCAAGCTACTGAGTTTATTATAGACAGTGGTCATGGTGGTGGATTCTGTATCGGCAATGTGCTAAAGTATGCACAAAGGTATGGTAAAAAGGGTTCTAAACAGGACGCACGTAAAGACTTGATGAAGGTATTACATTATGCTCTGATTCAACTTTATGTACACGATGTAGGAGAAGATGAATAATGGAAGTTGATATCAAAGTATCAGACTTGAAACATAAGAAATTGATGGTTGCAACACCAATGTATGGTGGACAATGTGCAGGTATGTTCTGTAAAGCAACCAATGATCTAGCTACAGCTTGTGCGGCGTATGGTATCTCTTTGAGGTTCTATTACCTGTTCAATGAGAGCCTAATCACAAGAGCACGTAACTATTGTGTTGATGAGTTTCTAAGATCAGATTGCGATTATTTGATGTTTATTGATTCGGACATTGGCTTTGATTATAAGGATGTGCTTACACTTCTACACTTTGCAGGAAGTGATGGGTATGACATTATTACAGCACCATATCCAAAAAAGACAATTGCTTGGGAAAAGGTGAAATCAGCAGTAGACCTTGGGTATGGTAAAGATAACCCATTCCAACTACAAGAGTTTGTTGGTGATTATGTATTCAACCCTGTTGATGGTATCAAGTCGTTCAGTGTTACAGAGCCTGTAGAAATCAAAGAAGGTGGCACAGGATTTATGATGATCCCACGTAAAACCTTCGAAAAATATGAAGAAGCGTATCCTGAACTGAAGTATATTCCTGATCATGCACGTACCGAGTCTTTTGATGGCAGTCGTGAAATTATGTGTTACTTCGATACTGTTATTGACCCTGAGAGTAGGCGTTACTTGTCTGAGGATTATATGTTCAGTCAATATGCACGTAAGGCAGGTATGAAAATTTGGATGTTCCCTTGGATGAAATTAAAGCACATAGGATCGTATATCTTTGGCGGTTCTATGCAAGCAATGGCAGCTATCAACGCATCGCCTACTGCATCAAAGAAATCAAATCAAAAGAATTACTTGACAGACAAGCCAAAAGATGCTAAATTAGCAGGTATGAATCGTAAGCAGCGCAGAGCGGCACAGAAAGGTAAATAATGATGAAATTTAGTGACGAAACAATTTCTATTCTAAAGAACTTCTCAGGCATCAATCAAAGTATATTGTTCAAGCCTGGCAACGTTATAAAAACTATTTCGCCTCAAAAGACAGTAATGTCGGCTGCGGTTATTGATGAAGACATTTCAGGACGTGCAGGTATCTATGACCTATCACGTTTCCTGTCAACGCTATCTCTCTTTGAAGACCCTGACGTGGACTTTGGGGGTGATAAATTTACTATCAGTAGTGGTAGACGCAAAGTCGATTACACCTATGCTGCAGAGAATATGATTATTATTCCACCTGATAAGGAAATCAATCTACCTGCAATTGATGTATCGATGAAAGTTGCGTGGTCAGAAATCCAAGCGGTTATTCGTGCTGCAGGGGTATTGCAAGTTGGTGACATATCATTCACAGGTGATAATGGACGCATTGTTATGGCAGCTACTGATAGTAAGAACCCTACTGCAGATAGGTACGAAGTTGAAGTCGCAGACTACGGTGGAGACCCATTCGATATGACAATCAAGGTTGAAAACCTAAAGCTCATTCCTGCTGATTATGAGATTTCTCTATCATCAAAAGGAATGTCACATTTCAAATCAGATAAGGTCCAATACTGGATCGCAGTTCAATCAAACTAAGGAGTACATAAATATGACTGAACAAACTACAGAAGCCCCTGAAGCACAAGAAGCGCCTCAAGTAGGGCTATCCCTTCAGGACATCGCTAACGCATTGCAGATTATTGATATTGCAGTGTCACGTGGTTCAATTCGTGGCGAAGAAACCAGTTCCGTAGGAATGGTGCGTGATCGTCTTGCTGCATTCTTAGCAGCAAATCAACAACAGCAAGCCGCAGAAGTTGAGGGCGATGCTCCAAACGAAGCTGAAGAAGCCTCTGAATAATTATTCAAAGGGGGGCTTGACATAGCCCCCCTTTTCTTTTATACTGTGATTTCAACTTATATTATGAGGTAATTTATGCAAGAAGAATTCTTGTTCGTCGAACGTTATCGCCCGAAACGTGTACAAGACAGTATACTTCCTGAGAGTCTAAAGAAGACTTTTCAGCAATTCGTTGATCAAAGCAACATCCCCAATCTAATTCTGACAGGTCGTGCAGGTGTAGGTAAGACTACAGTTGCCAAAGCTATGCTAGAAGAGATTGACGCAGACTACATAGTTATCAATGGGTCTATGAACGGCAACATTGATACATTGCGTGTGGAGATTGCTAACTTTGCTTCAACAGTATCGTTTAGTGGTGGTCGTAAGTATGTCATTCTTGACGAAGCAGACTATCTAAACCCAAACTCTACTCAACCTGCTTTACGCAACTTTATGGAAGAGTTCTCATCAAACTGTGGGTTCATTCTCACGTGCAACTTCAAAAACCGTATCATCGAACCATTACATTCTCGTTGTTCTGTGATTGAGTTCAACATTCCTAAAGACGAAAAGCAATCCATTGCCGCTTTATTCTTCAAGCGTGTTTGCGGCATCCTAGAAGCGGAAGATGTCGAATACGATAAACAAGCTGTTGCTAAACTACTACAAACTTACTTTCCTGATTGGCGTAGAGTCCTTAACGAACTACAGCGCTATTCTGCCACTGGTCGCATTGACTCTGGTATTCTAGCTAACAAATCTAGCGACAATATCAGCGCACTTATCCAAATGATGAAGGATAAGCGTTTCACTGATGTGCGTAAATGGGTAAACGACAACTCTGATATTGACAGTACTGTTCTATATCGTTCTCTGTACGACATCTTACCTGAGAAACTAAGTAGTACAGCATCTGTTGCCGACTCTATCATCATTCTTGCTGAATACCAATACAAAGAAGCATTCGTTGCTAACTCTGAAATCAATCGTGTTGCAGCACTTGCCACACTTATGGCAGAGGCAGATTGGAAGTAATGGCTTGGTGGAAACGCAAGAAGCATAAGTGTTTGGTATGTGAGAAACCTGTTGGGGAAAGTGCTCCAACAGTCAAATACCGTTATGAGAAAAACAAAATTGGTACTGCTAGACTGTGCAATAAATGCGCAAACAAGCTAGAGTCCAATGAAGATATGGAAAACGCATTCAATGAACCCTTTTGATTATGTGAAGAATATCAATGGCGGTGGATCAAACATGATGCGTGATACCGAAAATGATGAACTAGCCGAAGAGGGATACAACCCTTGGCTAACTAACCTATCCTTTGCTCTACATCCTGATACTATACTGTATGCAAACATTATGAATCAGTATAGTGATCTAGATAAACGTCCACAATACGAATTTTATAAATATGGTTTGAGGCCCAAGAAGCGTAATGCCAAATGGGTAAAGACTGAGAATGACGAAGATTTGGATGTTATATGTGAGTTATATGGATGTAATCGTAATATCGCTAAAGACTACCTTTCTTTGTTATCTAACAATCAACTTGATATAATAAAAAAAGAAAAAGAAAAAGGTGGATTAGGTAGATGAGCGAAGATGATATTTTTAGAGGATGCGGTGTGGAAATCGCACTCGTTGGGGATGAAAGTTTTCTGAAAGTCAAGGAGACGCTAACACGTATTGGCGTGTCTTCACGCAAGGACAAGAAACTATTTCAGTCTTGTCACATACTTCATAAACAAGGTAGATATGTAATCCTTCACTTCAAGGAACTGTTTATGCTTGATGGTAAGGTAAACAACTTTTCTGAAGAAGATTTGGCGAGACGTAATACTATCGTAAACCTCGTAGAAGAATGGGGTTTAGTCAAAGCAAAGGACTCCAAAACTATTGAGCATCCTGTAGCACCACTTTCCCAAATCAAGGTGCTACCTTTCAAAGAAAAGGATGAATGGGAACTAGTCGCAAAATATAGCATAGGTAAAAAGAGATAGCGGAGAATAAAAAATAATGGCAAAGTGGGTCTTAGATGATGATACACCATTTAGTGCAAGATCAAGAAAAGAAGTCTTGCGTATATGGAAATTATGGGAAGAGGCGCATCTTCCCGAATATGGTAGCGATTGGGCGGCATGTTTTGACCTGAAAGCTAGTTTACGAACACACGATAAGGTAAGTGTTTGGGGCGTAATAAATGGTAAGAGCCAACGTAAAGTAGATGAAGTCGGTTCGGTGCATTTATATCACGACGAAAGAATGCTTGTACCCACAGGACTAGTATTTGACTTAGATGCAGATCAAAGTTTGCGCATTCATCCAAGGTCAGGTACTGCCCTCAAGAATGGTGTTACGGTATTCAACTGCGAAGGTATTGTTGACGCTGATTATGTGCAGCAGACTTATGTAATGCTTTGGAACAACTCCGGAGAAGTTTTTAGAATTAAAGATGGTATGCGTATCGCACAGGGCGAAATCGTAAAGAACAATCAAGTAGTCTTTGAACTGTCTGATAGAGAACCTGAGCCAAAAACAAATCGTGTGGGTGGGTTCGGATCAACAGGAAAAAATTAATTTTAGGGGTTGACAAAGAAGCTTGCAATCCCTATATTATATAAATAGTAGTGGATGCCCTCAAGGGGTCCATAAATCACATCTTGCTTATAAAGGAGATATAAAGATGACTTATACAAGCGCATTAGCGAATGACCCAATGTTTCTAGGTTTTGACCGCATTTTTGATAGAATGCATACACTAAACAGAATAGATCAAAATCAAGGAAAATACCCCCCATATAACATCATCAAATCAGGTGATAACCATTACGAAGTAGAAATGGCTATCGCAGGATTTACTGAAGATGATGTAGACATTACTGTCGAAGATGGCGTAATGACTATTGCAGGTAGTAGAAATATATCTGAAACTGAATA